GTGCATAGAGCGAGGCATCAGCTTGCCCTGCGTAATTCCCTCTGATTGCCATGCCTTCTTCTTTCCTACATATACTCCATGGATAGTCATTAGGCACTTCCATGTCTCGCCTGTAAATTCTACTGAAAATGCTGGGTCTATGTCAAGTACCCTAGCATATCCTTTTATTCTCATATCATGAGTAAGCATATTCTCATACAGATTTTTAACCCTGATCATATCAGAATCATCTGCAAATTGAACTCTTACCTGAAACCTTTTAATTTGACGATGAGTCATTCTTAAAGTCTGGCATATTCTCATAAATAGGCTTGATGATACCCCTGTTGATATCCCAATCTAAATAGAAGTCGAACTCGTGTCCATGTCTATTTTTTCTGCTTACTACTTCAATCATATTGGTTCCTGGATATCTATGAATTGCCATAGCCATGTCTGCATCATACTCAATAGCCTTAGACCATGCCACTTGACTCATCATTGGTGGCTCATCTTGATCTGATACATCATCTGCCGTCGCAGCTGTAATATCAATAATAGGAATATTGTTTGACACAGCAAGCATCTTGAACTCACGAGAGATATTTCTATTTCGCTCTACTTCTGAATTGCTACGCTTATTATCATTAAATAGCTGGTGGTAATCTAGGATAACTAAGTCTGGCTTATGCTGGTCGATCTTGCCTTGAATTGTGGCTGGACTTACTTCTGCAGCACCTTCATTAGATATAAGAACAAAACTATTCTTTCCATCAAACTTCTTTTTACCCCATGACCTAAAGTCATCAATGTTAACATCTCCCTTGGAGAAGTCGCTTGCCTTAAACAAACCAGAACCTAGCATTGTATAGATACGGTCACGCATATTTTCTGGAGACATCTCAAGAGATACGATCATTGGCTTAAAGCCTTGCTCCCATGCCTTACATGCAAGATATGAAGTAAACCAAGTCTTACCACGACCTGGCCATCCAATAGCAACAATTAAATGTCCTGGTGCCATTCCAGTAGGGTATGCTTTATCGATAGCCTCAAAGCCAGTTAGAATACCTGGGGCTCCGCCCATAGCAGCTGATCTTTCCTTTACAGACTGGAAATGTCTTTCGGCTGCCTCTAAATCAGTAACATCAATATCACGGACATTATTTGTATGCCTGCTTAAACCTGCAAGCTTTCCTTGAATATCAGCAAGCACTCTTGAAGCAGAATCTTCTTTTAGGGAAGCTCCAGCCTGCAAGATGATAGACTTCAATCTGCTAGAGATATACTCATTCTTTAATTGATCTAAATAATAACCAGTTTCTGCTTTAACATCTGCAACTGGCTCAAAGTCTTTATGTCGCTCCATAAGAATGCCAACCTCAGGAACAGCCTTGAACTTATAGTAATATGTCTTTAGGCTTTCCCATACGTCACGATATGCAGTAAATAGCTCATCAACATTAGCTGTGAGCAAAGTGCTTATGTCCTTATTCTGACATACTGACGTGATTACCTTTGCCTCTATATTCATTCTTCTCCGCCTTCCACTAGTCTTTTGGTAGCCTCTCTAAGTCTTTCTCTATTCTTTTTATCTTTCTCTATCTCTGCCTGCAATTGATCTATCTTGTCAAAGTTATAAAAGAAAAAGGTTAAAGGATGACCACTTTTGCTAGTCTTGAAATAATACTCCAATAGTTCTTTGGCACGATCATATCCTACACTATCTATGACATCTTGCATAGCCCACTTCTCACGAAATTTATTTAGGCGTGGCTTCTTGTTATACTTCTCAAAATACAAAGTTTCGTATAAAGATATGAGTATATATGGCTCTTTACTTTTTACCGCCACTTAATTCCTCTTCCACTTCACGAGTCTTTTGGATAAGCTTATCCTCAACAAACTTATATACACGCTCTGTAGCTGAGTCTACGTTTTCCCCGCTACGAACAATATCCTCTACGCCTATACCAATCTTGATACTTTCATAGTTACCAAGATTTCTAGTAAATGATAGATCTATTTTTACTTTAGTCTCTGACATCACCGTGCTCCTTCATATGCCTGCTTAGAGTATCGTGTGCGAATATTCCCCACCGTACTTCCGTCTCTTTTTTACAAACTGGACAAACAACAACTTTACCTGTCATTCTTCCGCCTTCCACACTGGAACGAATCTCCCGTCTGTAGTCTTAGTATACAATATTGTATCGTGTCTGAGAAGAGCTAATAATTCTGAGCGGGATGGAAAATCTGTTGTATATCCATCATCTAAAATAAACTGATGTATTTTCAGAATATCTTCTTCTGACAGCATATACTTTGTCCATCCAGGATTATCAGGATTACCAATTGGATATATTTTATCTGGCTGTTGAATTTTACCATCTAAAATATAATTCTCTACAGTCACCTTATGTCTATTTAAGAATAAGCCAACCTCTTTTATACTATAGGCCTTCTTCATATTCTTTTTTACAAGAGTATAACTATACATAACTCTACGCCTATCTGGATAACACCAAGCCGTTATTTCATCTCTAGCACGAGATATACGCAACGTCTTGTGTATTTTTCCGTCTAAGAAAAAATAGAGTAGTCTTTTAGCTGGTTGAACTCTTTTTGTTCTAGCCATCGTCCTAATGCGTTTCTATCCTTGTTTAGCATCCATCTCTTACCACACAATATGCAGAAAAGTTCTATATGCAACTTTTGAGAAAATACTCTATCTACAAATACTCTCCCGCCACACTTCTTACAATGCATCATAACTTAAACACCTTGCCATCTACAACACATGAGTAGTCTGGGGCTACGTGGATCATTTGAATATGAGGGTAATCATTTACAATATGTGCAATAGCAAATCCCTTTTGCCAATCGTGATGCTGTGTATACTTCATGCCTGGACCCTTTTCATCACACATGTGACCAATTTCGTATCCACGAAGAGTTTCTCCTTCTCCGCCGTTACGCAATTCATAAGTTACCATATGAGATGCAATTCTATGTGAATGTCCACGGATGATGGAAACCTGCATATCTTCCATGTCTTTTCTTACAGAACCAGTTGCAGAGATTGAAATACCATGATGAACATGTATATCTCCGAATCTGCGCTTGGGCAAAGAATCATAGTAGATATATTCATAACCTAAAGAATCTAAAGACCATAAAGCTTCTGGGGTAACTTCGCTAATGTAGTCTGGAAGCTTTGCGTCTACATAATTAAAAATTCTAACATCGTGATTTCCTAAGGCTGAGAATAGCTGTGCGTCTGGCAACATATCACGAGTCTTTGCATAAAAATCTCTTGCGCCTTTTGCTTCATGTCGCATCATAGGAACAATCAAATCTTTACTATCAGTCTTATGCAAATTAAGGAATTCTGCTGAACGTCCTTCTGTATACTTGCTATAGCATGCCTGATCATCTGTGTCTCCAAGATAGTCTACTACATCTGGCTTAAACCATTTCATAACTTTAAACCATAGCTCAATCATCTTGTCGTCTTGATATGGGAACTGCTGATCTGACGATAGCATCCACTTAAGATCGTTTGTCATTTAAATCCTTACTTATAGAAAGTTGCAAACAGCAACTTATATGCTACGAATTGTAGCATTTGGTTTTATATTGTCAATAGGTTATTCTACTTGTTTCATCTGAACAGCTAAAAAGTTAACTTTAATTTCTTTCAAAGTACTTTTAGCTGCTGTAAAAACTTCAATCTGCCCGCCAGTTTTGCTGGTAGCAGTTGCTCTCAAAGTAACCCCATCATTAGGGCTAGTATTTGTGGAAATTGATGCTACCATAATTGGGGTTTCGCTAAAATCAGTTCCGCCAAAATCGGTTGTATCGTATCCTCTATTTGCATTAATTGATATAGTAACAGTTTTAGCAAATATAACTGGGTTAACTTTTACAAACTTTTGTACGCCCTCAATGCTTAATGTGGCATTCTGAATCTTGTTATCAGACTCTAGCTTTACCGCCGCAATATTATTTTGAAGCTTACGTAATTGATCAAGGTTAATAGGAGCCCCTGGGTTAAATATTACATTGGGATCATATGGTAGTGTCATAAGTCTTCTCCTATTTCATGCATATTTGCTTCCGCCTCGCTTACCTCTATGACTGAATTTCTATTCAGGCCATACTTGTCAAACGAATCTGGGTCAACAATATGTCGCTTTTTGTTTTGCGATATTAAATACATTTTACCATCCGCTATGTTCTTTATCAAAGTCCCATCACGGAAGCCCAGCTTGCCAACTATCTTCATAGAAGCAATAGCCTGCTCTGTAGCGTTTACAGTTGTAAATGCCCATGATTTAGCGGCACGGTCAGATATAAGCTTATATCGTTTATTGTCCTTAACCCAATAACTGGCCTTGTCGGTTTTGACGGCAAGGCCAGATGGGATTACAGTAGGACTAATTATTAACGACTGTTGCTGTTTCTTCTTTAGCTTCACTCTGCTCCATGAGCTTTGTAATTTCTGCACGTAGAATTGCAACTTGAGTTTCATAGTTTGATACGATTTCGCCAATGCGCTGTTGCAGGGCGGTGATTACTAGTTCAGCTTTATCAGCCATTTGTTTCTCCTTTTGGGTAGAGTTAAAGGATACCATTATCCTTCAAGGGCGTCAAGTCTTGTTTCTATATCATTAATCTTTTGTCTTTGATTTTTGATAATTTGAAATAAAAATACTGGTAATCTGGAGTAATCGAAATAATCTACAAGACCATCTTTGTCGTATTGTATAAGCTCAGCCAACCCTAAGGCTTCCGCTTCTTCTGCAATAAACCCGTATTGATTTTCTTGGAGTTCATCATATTGTGGCTTATATTTAAATGTTTTTAATTCTAATGACAACAAGGCATCTTCATTTATCGCATAATCTTCTACCTCATGCTTTTTTCTTATTGTAGAAGCTGCTGTACCGAAAAGTCCAGTATTCGATATAATCATAGTTCTGCCGCTTACGCTATTTGAATATGTAGAAGCTACTCTTACGTTGCCAGAGGTATTTAAAAATTCAAATAATCCATTTGCAGGAACGCCAAAGCTTAAAGATCCATTTATACTTATGCTTCCGCCTCTAAAACTAACGTATCCATCATTATAAATTTGTGTTTGTGCACCTATTTGACAGGACCCAGAAACATTTAATGCAAATCCAGAAGGTGCACTTGAACCAGCAATATACATTTCTCCAGTGTTTGGTCCACCAGTTTCTGCAATTGCTCCAAGAGTAATAGAATTTGCTAGTAAAGCTCTGTTTGTTAAAAGTGTATATACTTGTGAACCTATTGTTCCGCTTGGCAACAATCTAACTGTTCCCCCAGAATCTGAGAGGTATCCAGCATTATTAATGACCCAAGGTCCTATTTGTCCAGAATCTGCAGTCACTTTACCGTTAATGTCTATTGTAGACCCATCCCAATAAACATATTTTGTACTTCCGCCAACTCTAAATTTGCCAGCATTTCCTGTATTATTCCAATAATTATTTGTATCTATGTTTATAGATTTTGCTGTCAGGTCTCCGCTAATAGTTACATCTGATCCGATTGTTATTGCATTAGATGTTGCTGAAGCTTTATTGATTCCATTTGCTCCGCCTAATCTAAATGTATTGTTTGCATTCCAAAAATCAGTACCATTTGTAATTGTTCCGCTGAAGTTTCCTCCTACCGCAGTTAGAATGCCTCCTCCAGTAACCGAGAAGCTTCCAGATGCAGTAGCTCCGCCGTCAGTTGAATGGTATATAATATTGGTTCCAGTACCGCTTACAGGATTTAATATTATAGAATTACCAGATGTTGCTCCAAAACGTGCTCTACCGCTATTATCTAACTTAAATGTAGATGCAGCTTCATCTGTATTGTTTTGAATAGAGGAAGCAAATATTCTTATTCCTCCTATTGATCCTCCACTTGCAGTTATTGTTCCAGAAAATGTTGCGTCTTGTGCATTCATAATTCCAGTAGCGCCTACAGTAAATCTTCCAGAAGATGTAGATATAGATGTAGCAGTTAAAGAACCAGTTACAGATAAACCACCACCTAATGGCGCTGATAAAACTGCAGTTCCTGCTGAATTATATATGTACAATCCTGCTGGAATATCAAAAGCTCCATCTTCTACAGCAGAGCCAGATATTTCTATTCTGCCTCCAGCTCCAGTAGTCAAGTTTTTAGTTCCAACTCTTATATACGTAGTAGCTTTTAATGTTCCAGAATTAATTAAATCTGCTGTAATGGCATTGGTATCGATTTTTCCAGCAATAATTGCATTGGCAGCAATCTTATCTGATGTTATAGCTAAAGCGTCTAGCTTTGCAGTAGTTACTGATCCTGCAAGTATCTTTACAGCAGTAATTGCATTTGCTGCAATTTTATCTGCTTCTATAGCATTTGCCGCAATCTTATCTGCAGTAATTGCTCCTGCAGCAATTTTACCAGCCTCAATAGCACCTGCTGCAATTTTAGGCGCAGTAATCGCATCAGAGGCAATTTTAGTTTCAGTAATTGCTCCTGTAGCAATCTTAGCAGCAGTTATAGCGTTATTATCAATTTTAACTTCAGTAATTGCTGCAGTTGCAATTTTAGTGGCCGTAACAACCTCGTTAATTAAATCTGTATTTACTACTTGACTTGGAGTTGCGCTTGCAACATTTGCAGATATAGAAGACTCTACTGGTGGTATTGCACGATTTAAAGAGCTTGCATGAATATATGCAACGCTGCCGTATTTAACATATGTTCCGTCTATAGGAATAATTATTTTGTTTTCTGTTTTATTAGCAGTCATTTGACCGACTTTTATATATGTCCCGCCTGTGGCTGATGCTGACGTACCAGCATAGATATTAACAGCTTCAAATCCTAGCCAACTTGCTCCGCCAGAGTATGCACCGTTCCATGTTACTTCAATACCGCTTAAAACAGGTCTTGCAGAAAATCCTACTGGGGCTACTGGAGCTTCGATAGGCTCTTCAATAGCTGGTACTACTACAGTCCTTGATTCGCTGAAGAAAGACGTTACTCCGTTAACCGTTACTGATTTTAGTTGTACAAAATATGTACCAGCTTCTACTGAGAATGTCTGAGTTCCAGCCTCTTTAAAAAATCCAGCTGGCTTTGTTCCGTCTCCAAAACTTGTTCCAGTAATATGAATATTTACTCTATCTATATTTTGTAGATTTTGATTAGAAGCACCTTTACCAGACCAAGTAACTTTTATAATACCAGGTTCCGCTGTTACATCAGTAACAAGAAGTTGAGGCTCTTCTGGAACTGTTCCGCCTGGAGTCGTAATATACCTTACGGCAGACCAGTCTTTACCAAATGTTCCATCTTTATATTTCCATCTAAACTCTAATGGGTATTGAGTTCCAAGATCCAAATCTAAAATGGTTACTAAAAAGTAATCTCCATTTTCAAATGATTCGCTTGAATCTTTTAGTATATCTTGATATGGCCCGCTCATATTAGAATCCTAAGTTCAGTCTATACTCTACGTCTACCTGCCGCCCAGAAACTTTTGAAAGAGGTACAGCCAAAACAGATCTACTAATCATCCCAAATGTAGGATCGAAAGTATCCTCATCATTTATTCTTAAGCCATCCATGCCAACATATGTTGTTCCAGCAGAAGCAGCAACAATTATTCCAATCTGGTTTATGTTTGTAACATCTGGACCTGGGCTGGTAGAACCAGAAAAGAATGTCGACAATGGAATATCGGCAGTTATCTTGTATCCATTCCCAGAAGTTGGTATAACTGTAGCCTCGTAGTACCTGGTTGGATCACTATACAATCTAATTTTAATACTAGACAGATTAGCATCTTCTCTATAATACGCTAGCTTAATAGTATCTAATGTACTATAGCCAGAAAGATCTAATGAATTAATGTTTGACTTATATTCTCTTGGTGCCGCCGATGTAGCATACATTCTTAGAAGGTTGCCGCCAATTCTATAGTTAGTATTTACAATTGATGGGTTGTTCCCAGAAGAGTCTTCCCAGTCTAATGCATCATCAAAATCTGATATGTATTTATTGTCAAAATCATTTATCGAAGACCTTGTTGATGGATATATACCAACCTCATATATTTCTCCAACAATATCCTGTGAGATTGTTGTCTTATATACTACAGAATATGATGTAGAATTGTTTACAGTTTGTATATCTGGCGTTCCAAATAATACTGGAGTCCTGTAGAATTCAAAACCAAGCCTAGTGTCATTTTGAGTAGCTGCTGTAGAGTCTATGCCAAATGCCATATCTTTGCTAAATCCGAATACATTGCCCGCCACAAAGTTTGTTAAAAATCTTTTGCCAAATTTAGTTATAACATTTTCAGACCTGTAAATCTCTTTACCGTCTTCGTAAAATACATATGTGCCTTTTAGCATTATGCTCCCAACGGTGCGATTCTAGCATCTACACCAGATATTTTATTTTTATTTATACTAGAATTTCTAATTTTAATTATTGCTTTAACTTTTTCAACCTTTGTTACAGAGTCAAAATATTTTACATATTCAATATTTTCTATATCTGAAAGTTGTGGGACGTCTGGCTTTTCTTTTGCCTCTTCTTCTTCTTTCTTTTTATCTTTTTCGTCATCTTTGCCGTCTCTTAAATTTCCACCATTAAATCCGCCTGCTCCTGTACCTATTGGAAAGCTTTTATAATTAAGATCGTATTCAGAAACCTGGCCAACAATAATGACTTCCGATGGATCGTAGAGAGCAAGAAGCGGGTGCCCAGCAGGCAATACTCTTTTAGAGCCTTTTACAATATTGGCGTCAGGGATCTTTTTCATCATTTTTTTATTATACCATTATAGAGGCTAAAGCGTCCTGCCTACTATTCTAGTAGATAGCCCCCCTTCAAAACTATGAGATACTTTGACTACTATAATTTTTTGGTCAGAAGTAAATCCTTGATAAGCGTAATCTACTGTAATTATATCTCCTACGGATATTAATGGGTTTCCAAACACTTCCATCTCTACAATATTAGATTTATTTACAGCCTTGCTTTGGATCCATTCCGCCAGCTTCTTTACATCATTTTCAGATTGTAGCCATTGTGATTCAAAAATTACTGGTTCCCTTGAAGAGTTTTCAGATACTGGGTCTGTTGAATATTCTATGTCTCCTGAAAAACCTATGTCGTAACCAAATATAGATAAATCATTTGCCTGTTTGTCTGAAAGCGGAACTGTAATGGAGCTGTTATTAAGAACCATAACTTCTCCAGTAAAACTATTATAAGATTGGGACATTATTTGTGCCAAGTTATTTCCACCTGTTGTCCATCCAACAGGAACTGATGGTCTTGCTGGCAGTTTAATTTTTCTTCTAGCAATCTCTCTAACTACTGTTCCAAATTCATCAAAAGATTCTTTCTTTTCATCTATAGAGTCATTGCCCGTATCTTCTGTGCTAGCATTATATATCATATCTCCGTATGCTATTTCTATAAAATCTTTTGTAAACTGACCTTTATAAAAATTCAATGAATTAGCACTGTCGTATTGTGTTGCCGTAATAGTGTCTGCATATACGTAATCGAACATGCTGACTCCAGACGTACCGACCAATGAGATTGTTTTAGATGGATCAAGTATCTGATTATTGGATGCTGCTCCAGTTGTGTCGGTTGCAGTTATTTTAAATCCATTTATATAAGCTATTATTGTTAATGTATAGCCTTGAATCTTTACACGAACATCAATATTGTATGTCCTGCCTCCAAAGATAGAGTCTAGAGTTGCTGCATTTCCTTTTTGAGAATTTTGCAATTGTTTTATTTGTTTATTTTTTAGCTTAAATATTTTTACTGGCTTACTATTTAAATTTGCTGAGGTGCCTACTGTATCTATGGTTATAAAATATCCAGAGTCCCTGGCCTCGTTCATAAAAAATCCTATGCCAGCCCCTTGAGCTTCGTACCCAGTTACCAATGAAGGCATTAATACCATGGTGCCAAATGAATAATATCCTACACTATAATTTTTAGCTTGTCTTGCGAAAGCTCCTTCTCCTATTGTGTCTGTAGTATATGTTGGCAGTTGAATTGAATCAAAATTTCTAAAAGCAAAAGTATACTTATTGTCTGTCTTTGCCCCGCCAGTTATCTTTAAAAATGACTTTTGATCTTTTGAAACTCCAATTGCTTTAGGTGTTCCAATTTTAGTTACTGGCTTTATGGATGACGCTAGTCTATAGTAGACAGTCATTCTATTTCCTTCGCCAGTTGAACTAATTGCTTGAGTTGTTACTTTATACAATGCGTCTGGAACTAGTCCAGTTATTGTAACTGGGTTTGTTGAAGAATTAACTATTTGAGGAATACCTGCAGATGTTAACTTGTTTACCATTCTTTGATGTGTAACTCTATAAGTAGTTATACTATTTGCACCAGTCATTCCTAGAGTAATCATGTTAACAAAAATTGATGTGGATGAAGCCTTTTGAACCTCAGGAGCAAACAACTGATTTATATTTAAATTAGGAGTTCCTGTTGCTTCTAATGTTTCTAATTCTGCCATTAGTTCCACTCATCCTCTACAATTTGACTCCATATAGTATTATCTATTGAGGTAGCTTTATGAGTTCTTTTTTCTGTCTGAAATACCCCTCTACGTTTAATTCTAAATTTACCAGTTGGCTTAAATGATTCAGAGCCTACTTTAGATAAAGATCTGTACTGTGCCCACTCTCCTTGATTAGCTACAAATACAGGTATCTTTGTTGTTGAATTTAAAGGCTCGTATTCAAACTCAATTGCATCATATTCAAAAATTTCAGAATTTATCAAAAAGTATCCATTGTAACTAAATGATGTTTCAAACTTTACATATGGATCCATGCTATCAATGTCTAAATGAAAATTAACTAGCTCTGCTGGTGTTGTGGATTCTATGTCATATCTTAAGCCTGCCGCAATTAAAAATGATGGGTCTGACGACCACAGGTCGCTTGCGCTTTGTGTGTATAGAGAGCTCTTTGGAACTTTCCATAATATCTTAACTTGGTTTGCAGACATTATTTCTTTTTTGTTAAATGTAACTATATTAGGAAGCTTGTTTCCAGTCTTATTGTAATAAAATTCCCAGTCTACAGTTTGGTCTGAGTATATCTTGTCTCTTGTATAGAATTGAAGAATATTATTTTCGTCAAAGAAAGCATTCATTTGAATATCTCTACATAGCTCTTGGACAGCTTCCCAGACTGTCTTTGAGTCTTCCGTCCACCATGTGGTCAATACTGGAATGGATTTATCTATTAAAACATTTGAATTGTTTAACAAAACATTCATATTGTAATTTGTAAATCCTATTGAATCCAACAAGCTCATTAAAATAGATGTTACTGGGGTTAGCTCATAAACTAGATCTGGGCACACTGTTTCCATTAAGTACTTTGCGCCATCAAGTGCATCTATTGATACATCACCGAACTGAGATATATTAAATGAATCTAAGTAAAATGTTCCTTGCTCTACAATGTCATATCTCGTAGATCCCTCAACAACAGATCCGTTTGAATGAAACACTCTCATATGAGGCTTTATTTCAGCATTCTTATATAAATAAATTACATCATTTGGCACTGGTGTAGTTGTCCAAGTTGAATCTCTGTTGTATGCCAAAACCTTTAAATTGCTTTGATCATATTTAACTAAATCTAAAGACAAGCTATTTGCAGTAATATTACCTACTGGCAGAATGTCCTCTGGATTTGACGTGGATTCTTTTTCTATATTAAATGATACAAGGTCTGAGGATATATTCTTTATCCATCTTGCGGATACTTCTATAATTCCTATGATTCCACCACTGCCTGCCGACGGCGTTGTGATAGCAATTGATTTAATTTCTTTAGGTGCTGGATAGGATATTGGCTGTGTGGAGTTAAATGGTGGATTAGATGACCAAGTCGTTCCATTGTAGTATACATTTAATATGCCAGATGATGGCACAGAAAAAGCGGAGGGAGATGCAGTTGTATTATCACTATAAGTAATTACCATTGTGCATGTTGCTGGAAGCGAGTGGTACTTTTCAAATTTAACCATTATCTTATTTGATAGAGCTGGCTTTGTAGGGGTCGCAGTTCCAGCAGAATTTACTAGAGTCGCTGTTTTAGATAAGCCAGTAGCCTGCGTAGAAGCAACGGTATTCAAGACTTCAAATGTTTTAGAGTCTGGAATAGATGTGATCAACTGGTTAGTCAAATTTAATGATGATGCCCCTGCTCCTGATATAGTTACTCTATTACCAACCTTAAAGCCATGGTCTGCTGTTGTCTTATATACAACTTTTGTTCCAGTTGAATATGCTTCATTGACAGTAGCTGTTGCAATAATATAAGTTATATTTAAATTAATTCCGCTTCCAGCAGGTGCCACCCAATACTTATAAGCCGTTTCAACTGCTGGATAATATACTCTTGGTGAGTTTGATGGATATGGTGTTGTCTTATAATCATAGAACACATTAGGGCCAGTATGATCTGAGTCTCTCAATATATAATATTTTACACCAGGGTATACTGGCCTATTAGGTTTTAGAATTGAGTCTATTGGAAATAGCTTTCTGAACGGGTTGATTCTAATTTCTTGTCCACTTACAGGCTCTATAGTAGACTTGTAATCATTGTCTGTAATTGTTGTAGAAACCAAAATGTTATCTAACATTTGGTTCATGTTGTATTCTATAGTACATCCAATAGAACTCTTTACAGAATTAGATTCGTAAAATAAAGTTTTAAGGGAAGGACTAGCTGTAATCACTATACTTCCTCCATTGAGAATGATATATCATAGAAAGGAACTTCGCCTCGTTTAATAAGGGTGGCGGTAAAAGAAGTACAAGATACTGTGTATTGCTCATATCCTGATGATTCTTGATTCATGCCATTCTTAGCAAAGTTTAGTCTAATATCAAAAGTTGATTGCCCCTCGCTACTGTTATAGAATTCAATTAGGTCTAAAGCTCCCCATTGTCCATCAACAGTATATCCTCTAGTTCCTGGCAACATTCTCCAGGATACGCTAAATTGTTTTTTATCTGCAACAAAGAATTTACGCAAAGATCCGTTGCCCATTCTTTGCGTTTGCTCAATTCTTTCTGGGGTAATAGAAATTTCGCTTCTATTATGCTCAGTTAATTTAATCCAGTCTTTTGTAGTATCGGCAGGGTTGGCATAAAGGTCTCTAGCATATACCTGAATTGCAGATCCTCTAGGTAAATAGGTAGTTCTATTTCCGTTTGTCATTATTAATATCTCCTGCTCATATTAATCTGTGTACCAGATTTTCTTTGTTCCAAAGCCATAGCAGTCTTAAACTCTTCAAATAGCTGCTTGCCATTTGCTGGCGCTTCTGCGAATTGCATAGTAACATTTCCAACATTATATACAGTTCCGCCCATGTCTGGCTGATACGCCATTGCTTGAATTAATTCGTTTCCGCTGCCATACTTTGGTATATCATAGTTTAGCATAAGTCCGCCATTTTTCATACCATTTATACGGTCAAAGAATGGAACTCCTAATTTAGATACAGTCTTTGCGTTTACGATGTATTCGCCATTGGATACTCTTACCATTCCGCCATTTGCATACATACCAATTATTGAATCAGAGGTTCCAGTTCCTGGACCACGTAGTAGTCCGCCAGATGCCTTCTGAGCAACTGTAGACCATGAACTTGGGTCCATGTTTCCTTGTGGCTGCTTTATTCTATACAAGACTCCCTTATACTCAACAAATTCTCCAGGCATTAGCTTTCTATCTTTAATTAATGCTTTGCCACCTTCAGTTGTTAATCTTCCAGCCTTATCTCCTTCTTTATGAGTTTCATAAGATTTTGCGCCAGGAACACTAGTAACCTTCAATGGATTTTCTCTTGTATACCTTAGATCACTATCTTTGCCGTCAGTTAATTTCTTTCCATCAATTATAATGTCTCCATTAGCTGTTACAGTAACATCATTTTGAGCTAATATAGAATCTATACCTGCGCCAAATTTATTTAATTGATCTAATGCAAATGTCCCAACATCTGTTCTAGTTGGCATTCCGCCACCTGAATAGCTGTACTCTGGCATATTAACGCCTACACCCTTTAGAGCGTCCACAAAGTCTGCAGCCAATCCCTTAAATTCTTTTGTTGTTTTAAATTTTTCTATGTCTTTAGCATTTAACTTAAGGGCCATGTGCAAAGATGTCATTGAAGTATTAACATTATCAATTTTTTCTTTTTGCTTTGTGTATTGTTTATTTATAGAATCTAGACTCTCAGCAGCAAGAGCAGCCTTATTAGCCATGTCTTCTTGAGCATTTTGTATTCTTTCTCTTTCACGCTCAAATGGCTTTGCCTGTCTCTTTGCAGCAGCGTCTATTTGCTGTTCAGCTATTACAAGTTGCTGCTCATTAAGAGTTCTTTGAATTTCAATTTGTGATTCAGCTGCGCCGCCAAAGTCTCCAGAAGCAACACGCTTCTCATATTCTGCTCTCTGTTGCTGAAGTCTTAGAGCTACATCTTCTGCCTGAGCTTCCTCACGTAGAGCTTTCTTTCGGGCATCTGCTTTGTCATAAATCTTTTTAACTTCCTTATCAAGAAGCTTTAGCCTCTCCTTGATATCAATCTGTTCTTTTACACTTTGTCCCTTAGCAGATTTTTCTAAGGCATCTCTACGACTCTTTAAGTCTCCAAGAATCTTATACTGAGACTTTAATAGCCCTCCCCTGTTAGATGTTTCTACAGCCTTGGCTGTTGCTATTTGAAGTTTATAAACTTGGTCTGCTTGTTCTGCGTTTAACTTAGACAAGTCTCCAGTAAAACCCATTGCAACAAGTCTTAGCTTTTGGAATATGCTAACAACCGTATCTGATGAGGTTAGGAACTTAGCTATTTCTGGATTTTGCTTTTTTAAGTTATTAAGAACGCCTTGACCTATTTGCTCCTGGTTTTTAACCTTGCTAGAAATTATATCTATCTGTTTTTGCTCTGCTTCATATCTTGCTGCAGTCTCGTCAAAGTTTTCGCCTTTCTTCTTAGCCGCCTTTTCGCTCTTAGTAAATAGATCTTCAACGCCTGTATTAAGAGCAGTTAAAGCTGTATTTAATGCTGACGCTTGATCTTTTGTATTTTCAAAACTTCTAGAATAATTAAATGAATCCACAGCGCTTGCTGCTGCTGTTTGTGCGTCAACAATTTCTCTAAACTTTGCAGTGTTTAATACATTGATGGCCATATTGGCTTTATTTGAAAGATTAAACAAAGTATAAATTCTCTTGGAAGCTTCTTCTGCAGATAGACCAGCAGCCATCAATTGCTCTTTTAATTGAGCTGCAACTCGTGCTGCATCTGGCCTTGAGGTAGCATTGATAACCTTAATCTGCTCCTCCATAGTTTCTTTTATTTCTTTGCGAAGCTTCTTATATTCTGCAATAGTCATCTTAAATGGTGTGCCTGCAGACTGCATGCTGTCGTACGTCAGCTTATTCTGATCTATCATAAGCTTTTGTGCTAACACAGCATCTTTAATTTTTTGTCCGTAATCCGTAAATTTAAGTCCTGCTTTTTGTGCAGAATCTGCTGTCATACCAAATGCAGCAGCACTTAGTCTTTGAGTTTCATTGTAATTTTGCCATACTTTAACAGCTCCAGTTATTGCAAGAGTAACTCCGCCAATAATTAAGTTTGTTTTAGTTAATCCACCAATTAGGCCAGTTAAAATTCTTCCCCAAGCTTTTCCTTGTCCTGCCGCTGCAGCAGCTGACTGAGCCCATTGTTTTTGTGCCATTACAGATTTATTTAATTTTTCTGAATAGACCTGAGGATCCGCTCCTCGTCCCATTCCTCCAAGTCCACCCATCAATGATGGAACAAGCATGCTTCCAAGCATTCCACCAACCATTGATCCTGTTTGTCCAAATCTAGAGCCTAATGCAGATCCTGCAGAAAATCCTCCCATAGAAAGTAGGGAGGTTCCAAGCATTGATCCCATTCCAAAAGATCTTTGACGAGGTGCTACTGATTGTGTTGTTTCTTCAGGTAATGCGAATGATGGACCAAATCCTCTGCCGAAAGGAGTTCTTGACCAATCTACTTGCCCGCCTTCTTGATATCCAGGAACCATTCCGCCACGGTTCATTCCAATTATTCCACCAGAATTTCTTCTGGTAAATCTGAATGGCAGGGCTCTGCGGCCAAGAGTTGTAATTCCAGCATTCATTAATCTATTTAGTAATGGAGTAGGTGTTTTTGAATGTGCAAAAAATGATTCGCCTCTTCTGCCTCTAAGAGGAGGTATGCTTATTGACTCTCCATTATGCGTTAGTCTTCTCAATTCCATGCTTGGGCTTCTCATTGGTTCTCCGCTTGAACGCAATGACTCTGACACTATGTATGCTGGTTGGCTAGAAAATTCATTCCAGAATCCAAGTGCTCTACTGTTATTAGCTAATGCTCTATTTATAACTCTATTTGATATTGACCAATATCTATTGTTGGCATCTCTTACTCCAACTTGACTACGTATACTTCTTCTAAACTGAGAATCAATATCACGAGAAATTGTGCTAGCTTCGCTTTCAGTAATAATTCCATTTTGTGCTAGCGATCTTAATAATTGATCTGACGAGCCAGCATATTGGCTTCTTGATGCTGCCATCGCAGCTTCATAAACTTCGTGATGTAGTCCTCCTGCAGCCATTCTGGCATTCAAAGTCTCAACACTAATTGTTCTTCCATCTGTGCTTAGATAAGGATACTTAGCAATAATTGCTGGGTCTGTGACTGCATTTAAATAAACACCAGCAGTTCCTCTAACTCTATAAGAGGATCTACTTCCTCTAAATCTTCCAGGAGCTAGTCGTGACATTTCTTCAGGAGTTATTCCAGTTAATCTTGGCTCCACCATATCTTCATATTGTGTGCTTCTTATAGAGCCATTACTTCCATTATTGTATCCTGGACCATTTGATCCGCTTCCATTTATTGCTTGTAGTAATGGAAGATTAGCAGCTGTCGCTTCTCTATTTACAACAAATTCTCCTGGAGTTAGCATTGCTGGAACTACGTCTGCATTTACATTTGGTCCTGGAACTATTGCTCCACTAGACATATAAACTTGTCCGCCAGCATTTAATCCCTGAGGCTTAGTTGTTTCAATGCTATATGGACCGCCCATTGTTCTTGTTCTTGTAGCTTTGCCAAGCGCAGACATAACATCCTGGAAAATACCTTGACGGAATTGACCACGAACATTTGGCTTTCCAGCGGCATCAACAACTGGCTGATCGATCAGAGGAGCCTTAGTTAAATCAATTGTTCTTCCACGAGCTGCCGCATAAGATGATATCTGCATGCCCATGGATCTTTCAAGATCGGCGTTTACCGCAATAATTGCTGCACGTGCTTGCTCTACATTTAATTTGCCAGCTTTTAATTCAGCAACAATTTGTGCAGACTGCTTAGCAGCATTAGCTGTGAGTTGTTGAGTAATAGGGAGTATGTCATCAAATGTATCAATTAATTCTTTTGATACTTGACCTCCCAGTCCAATAATTTTCTTTAGAGCATCAATTTCTTGCTTGCTTTGAACTCCAAGTGTTCCCATAAGTGCTGCATATCTTGCATGCTCTTCCGCTACAACGCCTGTTGAAACTCCGCCAATTGTTGTAAGACCTGGAACATCTGGCAATCTTTCAGACATTAATATTTGAGGGTTTGCGCCAATCTTTCTATTTACAGGAATTGGCTGCATTGTTAATCCAAATATTGAAGAAGGATCATTTGGATTTCTAGGATTTAGGTGAGCTGCTGCTCTTGATGTTCCGCCTAGTAATGGGTGTGAAGGATCAACTATTCTTGGCCCGCCCATTGTAGATATAGGCATTCCAGCAGCAGTTACAATTGTTTTTCCAAGACTTTCAGTAGCAGACTTTGCCTTTACTGCATTTTGTTGAAGTAGCAAAAGATCTTCATTTAATTTTTCAATTGCTAATCTAAGAGTATCTGTTGCTCTAGCGTCGCTATAAAATTCATTTCCTAATTGCTCGCTTGCTGCACGAGCCGCCATGATCTCTGGCGTAAGGAGTTTAAATCCTTCTGCTCCTTTAAATAGAGCTTTGAAGTGACCAAGACCTTTAATTATGTATCCAAAGAAGTTAGCAAGAACACCAGTAAGCATAATTACTGGACCTATGATTGCAGTAAATGCTCCTCCAAATGCTATAACTTTTTTAATTGGATCTGGTAGCTTTTGTGCAAAATCTATAATGCTGCCTAATACATTTATAAGCTTAGTTCCAATATTTAGGAAGTCATCGCCTATTCCTGCCATTTCTGCCTTTAAAGTTTCCAATGCTCTGCGGAATCTTCCAGAAGCAGATTCAGTAACTGCTGTTAACTCTCGGCTTGCTACGGCTTCAAGTTCACCTGCGCTAGCACTCATTAGATCTAGAACCTGTAGAGTCTGGCTACCCTGTCTTCCTAGATTTTCAAACAAAGCATTCAAACGTGAGAATTGGAACTTGCCAAAAAGCTGCTCGATTGCCTGTTGCTTTTGTAGTGGATCTAATCTATCTAGGGCTGCCTGTAAAGCAAATAATGTAGCTGTAACATCACCAGCATTGTTCTTTACAATTCCAAGGAGATCAATTCCAAATCCTTTAAACTTATCCACCGCAACATCTGTTGGGTTAATCAAAGAAGCTAGAGCAGACTTCAAAGCATTTGCACCTTCTGATGCGTTAATTCCGCCTTCTCTCATAGCGGTAAGATAAAGAGCTAAATCTTGTACGCTTCCACCCAAACCTTTTATAACTGGCCCAGCTTTTGGAATTGCTTCTACAAGATCATTAAGGGTTGTTGATGTTTGGTTTTCAACTGCGTTTAAAAAGTTAATTGAGTCCGCTAGCTCATCAGTGTCTTGTCTAAATGCTGACTGTACTGCAAGAGTTGCTTTCATAGCTTCTTGTCTATCAACTTCACCAAGAACTGCTAGTCTTGTAGTTTCTTTTAATGATCCAAGTAATTCATTTCCAGTTTTACCAGTAGCAGCAATATCTGCAGCAAGACCGATAGTTTCTGCAAAGTTAACGCCCATAGCCGCAGATAGTTCTTTAGCTGTTGCTGAAACTTCTTCTCTTACTTTTCCTAGCTCTTGTGCTGATGTTCCTGCCACATCTCCGTAAACCTTAGTCAAACGAGTTAGCTCTTGATCTGCTACTTTAAATGCATCTGCCGCAGCTTTACCAAATGCAGCTAACGGTAAAGTTAAACCTACTGTTAACTGACGACCTGCCCATTGAGTATTCTTACCCCAGTTAATAAGTTGAACTCCGCCATCCTGAATAACCTTATTCATAATCTGAAGCTCTTGCTTCAACAATGATGCTTTATTCTTAGTTAAATCTAATCCACGAGGGATATGCACGTTATATTGCATAAGCCCCTGGGAATTTCTTCCTAGGGGTTGCAATACAGCATTTTGTAATTGTACCTGTTGTTTAGCTAGGTCTCTTATAAGACCGCCGCTTGTTCTAGCATGCTCTTGATATGTTCTAAAGTAATCTTTTAGCTTTAGTCTACCGCCATCTAGATTTCTACCAAACTTTTCTACATCAGAAGTTAAGCTAACAAAGTGTGAAGAGAACTGCCCAGTCTTGAGCATTGTCTCTTTGAACATTGCGTTCGTTGCATCAATCTGTCCTGCAAGAGATCTGTTAGCTCCAGCAAACTGTTGCTGCATTTTAAATAGACTGGTCGTAACTCGTTGCACATCTGCAATAAGATTTGAAAAATCAGAATTAGCAACTATACTAGTTACAATTTTTTCATCAGCCATTTATATGCTTATTACTCCTTAGAGTATCCAAGTCCTGCATTGATTCCGAATCCCGCTTCTGCGGCGAATGACCCTTGAAGAGAAACCACATCATCCGTTGATGCATTTATCCCCATGGCCTTCAATCGGATATCATCGAAGGTTGGACCTTTTTGATCTTGCTCATCTCTTAGGTCTACTCCTTGTAGAGATGCCAAGAATATTTTGTTTTCCCTCTCTTTCTTTTGCATCGTTTCTAACGTTTGCAAAAGCTCTGGAAGAGAGAGGCTTTCTTCTAGGTCTTGGTAGTTTATCCAAGATCCTAAAAGAAAAACTTCCTTAACTAATGCGGCAAGGTCTAGTTCTGACCAGCCAGAACCGCCGCCGCTATTAGGTTTGGGTCGTCGAGTTTAATTCCTCCGCATACTTCAAGAATTCTGTTAATTGTTGGAACATCAAGAGCCTCTTCCAAGGCATCACGATCTTTTACCAATTCTGGTAGTTGTGTTTCCAAAGCAATAGCACATGCATCAATAAGTACGCTTAATGATTCATTTTCTGTTGTGGCTTCTTGAGCCTTATTCATTGCTGCCATAAATTTACGCAGCTGCTTAATTGATAGTGGCTTCAACTGGATTGTTTCGCCATTTTGTAATTTAATTTCTTCTACGTCGTATACTGTAGTTGCCAATTTATCCTCCTTGGATAGTTATAAACATTATAACAAATCAATATTATTAATACAAGCACAAAACCCCCATAAAAATGGGGGTTTTGCTAATAGCCTAAATTAAATTAAGCCAATACTCGATCAATAATCTTACCGTATTCCGAACCTGCATAGCGGGCATCTGGAAGGAGACGGAAGGTTACTGGGAATGTGGTTGGTGTATTACGTGCCAATGTGAACTGTGTCTGTTGAACAGAGAGAACACGGCGAGCATAATATACACGCTCAGTTGATGCGCTTACTTCTGAAGAGCCTGACTTTGCGAATGTTGGAGCCTGTCCAACTGCAATAAGTTGACGCTCAGTCGGAGCAATACCTAGAGCACCTGCTTCGAATCCAAGAGTCAAATCTGCATCCTGTGCGCCAGTTGCGCCCTTTGTTGGATAAAGATCGCCTGACTCTGTACCAGACTTGGTAAGAGTGTCTGTTCCCTGTCCGAAAACAGTAAGAACGTTCTGTAGTGTTCCTTCAGTCATTTCAGTCATGATCATAACCTGCATAGCAGACTTGAACAACTTAGCTGCGTCAAGAAGCTGATCTACAGTAACATCTTCGTAAGTTGGGTTGTAAGTAATCTGAAGACCGTTGTTGGTAAAACCTACGTTACGGACTTTAGCACTTGCATCGAGAGCGGTAGCTGCTGCTGTACGTGGTGTGAAGCTGATGTGGCCAGCTTCCAAAAGGTTTTCGTAATCTGCTACATAAGTAGGATCAGTTGAATCTTTTGTCGTAATGTACACAGGGGCAGCACCGACGATAATGTTTTTAGCATTGTTAAATGCCATTGTTTCTACCTCCTAATTTTTAAAAATTAAATTGTTAGGCTGGCTAGGCCCTTTCCTCTTTCCTCTATGTCCAATTTTAGGCCATAGGGGGTAAAAAGGCAAACCTAATTATACGTATCTACCAGAGCTATTTGTTATACGAGAGTATTTGGCCTCAATGATTATATCTGCCGAATAGAAGCCATGTAGCTCCTCTGAGGGCTCTGTTGGGGACATATCTGAGACATATATGCTGTGGAATTTAAATTTCTCTGAATTAAAGCCAGACGAACGATTTACATCAACAGCCGATTCATCCATGCGTCTAAATTCATCTATCATAAAATTTTTAATCTCATTGATCTCTGAAACATCTGTTGAATAGACTGTGAACAATATCTGCTCATTACATATAAGCCATAGGGTATCATAAGCTACCCCAATCTTGTCATAGATTATATGTTTCTTCCCGCTCAAGAATTGACTCATTTCAGCCTGCTGTTGAACAGGGAATATCGGAACTAGGGTTTCTCCTATATTGTCGCTATAGTAATCTTCTGGATCAAATATTTCTGCCGCCTGTAATTTAGCCCAAACATATTTACGAAGTTCAAGCATTGCATCTATTTTATAATTAACTGGCACTATAGGGCTCCTCCGAATGCTGCAGATAATGCTGCATCTGCTTGAATAGAGATTGTATTAGGATTAAATGAATATTTGACTGTCTTTATTTCAGATGGTAAATTAAGAGCTCTAGTCATTGACCTATTAAACAATTGCTGGAATCCTGACCTCTTAATAGAAACATTAACTAAATTAGTTCTAAAAAATTTAGAATATGTCATCATGAAAGAATTTTTTACGCTGGTTCCTCCAGGCCTTTTAACGACCACAGAGGCCCCTTCTGGCATAAAGACTGTATAACCATTAGTTTCGAATACAAGGCGCTTAGAATGGCGTGGAGCAATTTTAAGAGGCATTCCAGCTTCCATCACAGACGCTTTACTTACAAATACATGTTTACGATTTCCTTCTGCTGATGCAAAAGACTTAGATGGAAGAAAATCATAGGTCATTGAAAACCCAAGTCCTAAAGAATCTAATTTATTTAATTTAAATAGTCTTGATCCAGGATCGCCAGTCTGACGCCATTCATATACATGGTGTAATGATTTTGGCTTTATTCTGGCTTGAGAATCTACATACTCTGCAAAGTCTTTATTAATCTGATTAAATATAACTTCATTAAATCTATTTTGAAATGCTACATTTGTAGTCAGTTTACTTATAACTTGAACATTATAATACATGTAAGCTGATACTTGTGCTACTAGACTTTCTTTTAATACCCCGCCGCTGGACTTGACCATAAGGTTCTTAAGCCCACTTGATGCCTGAATCAAAGGAACGCTATAGTCCAATTGTCTGATTCTCCGATCTCTTCAGTACAGAGTTATATGCAATTATTTCGCCAAATGCATCTGTTACTGGTGTGCTTCCAATCACCTCAAACACGGTGGGGGTCTCAGTTGGATAGTTTAACTCTACCCAAATTACATTACCCTTTGAGTCTCTTACGTTAGTAACCTTTTCCCTAAAGGTCAACTTCTCTACAGTTCTTAATTGCAAAATTTCTTGATTTTCATACTTGGTGCCAAAAGACTGAATGCTATTTGTGCGGGTAGAAGAAGAATTACTAATAACTCCTTTTGCATGACAAGGCAGAGTCTTGTAATAAATCCACTCTTTTACTATTGCTCCAGTATCTGCATTTTGTGAATCTATTTGCTTATAAATGTCAATCTTCATAGAAAGGACTGCATCTATTACGCTAAACATTTTAGATCACAACCATTTGTGTTATTACATAGTCTGCCAGCAGCTTATCTGCATAGGCACAACCTGTACCTGATGATATCTCAGCTCCGTATTGAAAGTTCCAGTCAAATGAGGACACCTTCTTTAGATATTGATCCTTCCAATGTCTGTCCTTATCAAAGTAATGACCCATAAGCTGAATGCAAGCTTGCTCTACCTCATCTGGGACATTGTCCCATCCGAACTCGCCCTCGACACGGTATCTAACACCTCTTCTAAATGCTTGTCCAGAATATGATTCGTTAATTGTTGGAGGAACCATTCCGTTTGCAAGATATACAGTATTATCTAAAAAGTTTGTTCTATCAATTCTTATGCCGTATCCGTTCTCAGATACAATTGGAGTATATCCCCAATTATTTACTGGTGGGTTTGCTGTGTTATCCACAAGCAAAACATCATCAGCATATAGCTTATGAATTTGGTTAATCTTTGAAGACAGTACGAGGATATCAGAATCTACCCCATACACAACTTCTTTATCGTCGTATAAGAAAAAATCTTGACCAGTATAATCTTCTATAATTTCTCTGGCATATTTTTCTGCCATTTGAATTTCATGATAAGATTTAGCGTTTGGATCTGACGGGTCTGTTCCCCAGTCTAAATCTTCTATGGCATTTGCTATATCACAATATGGAGTAACTACTTGCAAATATGATGTATGATTTACTGGCACTCCGCCTACCTGATATGTCCAAACCAATCTTAGGTTTTTATCCTTACTGGTTATTGCATATGGGACTGGCAGCTCATATGTTCCAATATCGTTTTCTAGTTTAATTGTAGAAACATTTGGATAGTCTGGTTCGCCAGAAATTTGATTTGCCGTTTTGTTTGTATAGCTTGTAATATCATAAATATTGCAAGCTACTGAACCGTCTGCATCAACTATATTGTTTCTAAAAAAAACTTTTGTTTTTGCAGTTGAATAACTCTTTGTGTATATTTCTGCCATTTAATTGGCTTAGCTGTAGAACTCCTGCACTTCTGCTGGAGTTGCCATTACGAAGCCTTCCTCCTTATCAAAAATTGCTTGGGCTGTATCTTTGTCCATAGCAACAAATGGATGCTCCTTGGTAAAACGATGTCCTCGTGTTTCATAACTGAAATTAGGGCGGATCATCTTAACAAGAACCATATCTTCTTTATTAACTACTTTTGTTTCCACCTTTGGCAATGTATCATTCATTTCTTTTTCTTCTTCCTCTATACCCTTGGCTTTCTTATAAATAGCCCAGGTCACGCCTTCTTCTGCAAGAGCAGCTACAATTTCTTTTTTACCGCCCAATCCTTTAATATCTACTGCAAAGTCTTCGGCAATTTGCTTCAGCTCTGCAACTTTCAATGTATCAAATGACATTAATTTCTCCTTTTGTAGGTCATTTAATTATAGCATTAGTACATTAAAAGGAAAAGCCCCCAAATTAATGGGGGCCTTTCAGCAGATCTAATTCCTAATTAGGAAGCGACCTTAACGTTCTTAACTACAACCCATGCGTCTGCTTGCTCAATTTGAACGCCAACACGAGTATACATTGTGTACTCGATAGCATCCTTCTTTGGCCAGAAGAAGCGATAGACAGTTACGTCACGCTTGATACCAATAACTACGTTATTTGGGAATGTCAAGTGGACATCTCCGTGGTTGCCAGTCTCGCCTGAATAATCGCCGTCCTGTGCTTCTGGAAGAAGTGGGACTTCGACAATCGGAATACCGAATGCGAATGGTGCGACATATCCTGCTGGACCACCTAGTGGCTGTACACCCTCTCCACGGATAACGCTTGATGCGATATCTTGTGGGATTGTGTTGTTTGTTCCAATGCTATTTGCGTACAGGAAGTCCTGAATCAAATTGGAACCAGCTAGGAAGCGCAGGTCTGAACGACGCTGCTTGTACTTACGTGGAAGCTCCTTAAGAGCTGAGTTGAAGAGAGCACGGCTGATACCAGCACCTGCTGCATCTACAACGTGACCATAGGTCTTTGCCTTCTTGACTACACCATCAAATGCCTTATAAAGGTTATCTGATGTTAGCGAAGTATTACCATTTAGGAGTACATCCTCAATGTCATTACCTGCCTGTGTTGCCATCATACGTGCAATATGATCTTCTAGATCTGGACCTTCGATATTGTCTTCAAGTGATTCTGTTGAAAGCTCCCAGTCCAAGCGAAGCTTCTTTGTTGTAAGAGAGATCTTGGAGAAGGTAACAGCGGCGTTTCCACCAGTCTGGTCTGCTTCTGTAGCGAGAACCATAAGCTTCTCACCAACACCAATGCGATCAATCTCAGTAGTGTCTGCTCGCATGCGAACAGTACGAGCTACTTTACCAATTACTGTTGCATCGAACATGTAATCGAGGAAACGTGCTGACTGCTCAGGGTTGAGAAGTCCTCCTTCTCCCTCAGCTGCAACGTGAATACCTGTTGTGGCTGTGGCTGAACCTGTCATGTTTCCAGTTACTGTTGTATTTGCTGCAACTGCTTTTTCTAACATTTCATTGCTCATTATATTTTTCACCTACCTTTTATTTTAAAAGTTCATTCACGGAACCGAGGAAAGAACCGTTCCATTTTGA